TAGTTAATTCATTTATTGCATTTGGTCCCTTTTCAATTAATGCCATCATTCCTGATAGCGATTCTTGCCCGTAAAGAGTCACTAATGCGTTTTGCTGTTGTTCTGGTGTTAATCCTTGGAAAGCGTGTTGCAACATGCCAATTTGATGCTCTAGTGATTTCATGTTGCCTTCAGCATCATAGAAACTCAAACCTAACTCATCCATTTTTGCGATCATTGGGTCAGTTGGTTTTGCTAAACGAGATAAGGCTCCACGAAGTGATGTCCCTGCTTGTGATCCTTTAATACCAGCATCAGACATGATACCAATCGCTGCGGATGCCTCTTCAAGCGAAATTCCCATCGCATTTGCTACTGGAGCGATATATTTCATCGCTTCTCCCATATCTGCAACCTCAGCATTCGTGTCAGCTGCCGCACGTGCAAACACGTCCGCAACATGACCTGCTTGACTTGCCTCAAGTCCAAATCCTCGCAAAGCTGTTGCTGCATTCTCAGATGCCAAAGCCACATCGCCACCAGAAACAGCTGCTAAGTCTAAAAGACCAGGCATGGCGGCCATGATCTCATTTGCATCGAACCCTGCAGAGGCTAGGTTTTCCATACCTGCTGCGGATTCTTTCGCACTAAAAGCCGTTTTCGCACCTAGATCAATCGCCTGCTGTTTCAGTTGTTCAAAAGAATCCCCAGTCGCCCCAGAGATCGCTTTTACACGACTCATTTGTTCTTCAAAGTCACCGCCAATTTTTGCAGCAGCAACACCAGCACCAAGTATTGGCACCGTAAGCAGTTTTGTCATCGACTTCCCAGCACTTTGCATAGTAGATCCAACGGCCATCATCGTACTATTTGAGTCTTTTTCGAAGGTTTCGACTGCAGATTGAGCATCCTTGAATGTCTGGACAAATCCGCTGTCAGTCGCCTTCAGGTAAGCCTCAACTGAAAATGTTTCTGCTATATCGTCCCCCTCCCCTCTCTAAACTCACGAAGGTTCCTAGCAATCTGTTTCAACTCATTGATTCGTTTTTCGTCTAATTTGCTTTTATGAAGATCAGTACCTTTTAAGGCTTCATTAATTCGTTCTTCGTAATCATAAAAATCGATGAACTCCTTATAAATTGCGTTACCTTTATTATCTCTAGCCCTTACAGAGTTATTTAAAAAGGCTTGCTCATGACGCTTCATATCCTCGTCAACTTGAGAAAGCTTGAAAGCAATCATTCGCAACTCAAATTCTCGCAAGGTCATCTGATTGATCTCTTTAAACGATTTACAACCCAGAAAACGAAAAGCATTAATCGCCAAGTCTTCATAAAATTGACGGCTTGTTTTAGTTATTTTTGTTTTGCTACCTTCGCCGCTTGTTTTTTCAACTTCTTGATCATTGCTTTGGTTAAGTCCTGCTTTCCCAATTCATCAATCATTTCCTCCGAAAGCTTTTCGATATCCTGCGACATCAGCCATGCTTCAATTTCTGAACGCCCAACTTTTGCCTTGTCTACTTGTAAAGCTTCAATAATATTTCGAAGAACAACAGGGTTATACTGTTGCAAATAAACTAATGACGAACTAACTCCCATGCCGAATTTAGCTCCGCCATTTTGAACTTCATAAACACGATCTAACGCTTCAATCGCTCCAATGGTGAACTTCACTTCGATAACTTTTCCGTTAATATCAAGATTCATGATTTTCCTCCTAAAATAAAAAGGCTAGACGTTTGTCTAACCTTGTCCCGATTCTTCTTCACTACCTGGTGTCGTGTCTCTAAAAGCATATTGCGCTTCTTCAATGACTTTATCTGAAACTGTTGCATAGCCTTTAACTGGCTTACCTTCGATTGTTGCCTCCGTCTCGATTTCGTCCAAATCTTCAACGTTCGAAGGAACACTCCATTTGCCGACTTTACCGCGAGCGTATCGAGCGGGGTATTTCCCTTCCTTTTGGACTCCTTTTAAATCAACATCCCAAAACTCTACTGTAGCGCCATCCTCAACAGCGCTCAGCATGTATTCATTTTCGTCATCTCGTGACGCTAATCCCTTCAATGATAGCGACACTTCTAACCCGCCCGATGTCGGCACAGCTCCATCTTTTGTCTGCTGCGACTTGCTATCGCGCGAGTATTCCCATTTATGTTCAATCTGATAAAGCGGCTTTGTCGCAGCTACAGAATCAGCTTCGTCTAAACGACGAACTAATAAAAGCTTGTCTTTACCTTGAATTGCTCCCATTAATATTCCTCCTAATAAAATCGCATTTCTAGCGGAATTACACAGTGCCAGAGTGCGGTATTTGTCGTTGTGTCTTGCAGCATCTGTGGCTGTGTATTATTGTTTAATATTTTCCAATTAAAGCTTTTTGATTGTCGAAATTTTCTGAGCTCCTGCATAATGGCACCTTTCATATCAGATACCTGTTTACGTTTCGTGTGCAAGCCGTAGATATGAACAGATAGTTGAATCGTTCCGACTATAATTGACTTCGTAGCAGATGGGAGTTCTTGAGATTCGCCAATATAAACGAACGGATAGGGTGTATTGTCAGGCGGCAAGTAAGTAAAAACGCTATAACCCAAATCCTGACAAATCTTAAATACTTCATCGTATAATTCTTGATCTGGTTCTTTGACCATCACGCCACCAACTCTCGCATTTCTTTTTTAAATATAATTTTCTGATAGTTGAAGGCCGCACGTACGAAAGGTTGTGCGTTCATAAACCGTGTGCCAAATTCTAAATAAGGACTATATTCAGTCATTGGCATAACAAGAACTGAAAAACCTGCCTCTTGAATCTGCATAATAATTGACCGTTTGGTTGCACCGGTCGGACTGATAAACTCGCCGTTGTGATAATGGCCTTTGAATTGCGCTCTTTTTTGCATTTGATTGGTTAATTGTGCTCCATTATTTTTTACGACTTTCTTTACATCATCCAACGATGCTGCGTTTTGCAGATGCCTCATTAACTGATCAATACCCTTATACTCAAGATGTGCTTTCATTCTTAGACACCTCTTGTACGATGAATGTGTTTTTTAACCTTAAGTTTCGTTCGGTAATTATCTCAAAGGACTGGATTTTACCAGTTAGCTTATTGAGAATTGTCACATAATCCCAAGGTTTAACATACGGCCGCAGCAGGCGAATAACTTTTGCTCCTTGCTTGATCTCTCCAAAAAGCTGTTTTGAGCGATCCGTTCCAAGATCAGTTACATTGGCTAACTTTGAAATCTCGGTTTTTTTTCCGTCCACATACTCTCCGAGTTTGGGGTCGTAATAGCCTTCTTTTTCGATAATGAAAGTTACCTGTGTGTCATATCTCATACGAACCTGGCAACTCCTTTTCGTGGAATACTCTTTTCTTTCTGCTTTTTGTTGTACACATCAATATCATCTTCGAAATCATCCAACAGAGCACCGTATGATATAGACTCTCCTTCTTGGTTGTATGAATCCATTCCTTCGTTTCCTTTGCGATTAAATCGTTTGATAGTACATTCAACCACGATATATTCTAAAACATTCGGTACGCTTTCAATGAAGTCTAGACGCACACACAATTGATTAGATATTCGCTTAATGAAATCAGTTAATTGATTATCTAGTTTTTCATCATCCTCAATTTCAAGCGATCGCTTTACTTCAGCTAGAATTTCAATTTCGTCCATAACTGCCTCCTTTCAAAAAAAAGAAGGCTAGTCAAAAGACTAACCTTCTGGTTCAGATAACGTTAATGTGTTGCTATCTGCGAATGAACCATCTTCCGTAATACAAGATGTCGTATATGTTCCAGCTGGTACTGACTCTGTCCAAGAAATTAATCCTGATTCTGATACAGCCAACCCTTCCGTTACTGGCTCAATCGAGAAGAACACTTTTTTATTCGTTGCTTTTTCAGGCAATACATTAGCTGCTAATTGCCTGCTTCCTGCAGTCCCCGCTACTGCTGCCGAATTTTTAGGAGAGAGCGTCACGCTCTCAACGGGGATAATTACTCCCCCACATTCATAATGCAGACAGCTTCGGATTGCTCAAAGGATGGTAACGAGATCATAGACACTTTCGTTTCTACGTTCACTGGATCTGCTTTCTTCATAGTGGTAATCGCAACACCAGTATCAACTACTTGCACATTGGCGACATTAGGACTAGACATCAAGTCAGCTTCTTCTGGCGTAGTACCAAACCAAGTTTTCCCTAAAGTCTGACCTGGCAACAATACGAAAATATCGTCAGGAATAAATTTGTGTGTGCCTGAAGCGTCCGTATATACTTTGTCGTAAACTACAATCTCCAAGTTGAATTCCTCAGAAATATAGTCTAGCAATGCTTGTTTTGAAAGTTTAGCTGCCTGTGCATTTGCGTTATTTCCTAAGATCGTCGCTTTGATTGCAGCGTTCTGACGTAAATAACGGAATGTCTTACTATTTAGAACTGCACGAGCAGGCGTGACACCTTCTTCTTTCATCGCTGTCGTAGCAGCGTCAATATCTTCTACAGGATCAGCATTCTCAACGTCGGACCATTTAACTGCCGCTTTCTTTTTATGGCCATCTGGTAAATCATAATCGATGTTATACTTTTGACCGTTTTCATCGATCGTAATCGTACCAGTAGTCAACATTTGCATCCGCATAATTTCACGTCGCACAGCTGCCCCACGAAGTAGCTCAGCCACATCATCGAAAATACGATTGAGTAAAACATCTCGATAAGCGGCGTTATTCGTTTGATTCACCATTTGTAATTGTTGGCGTAGTTCTTCGTCGATGTAATAT